CACACTGCGCCCTCCAGCGCGCAATCTCAAGATGGGGTTTGCGTAGCGCTCACGAACGGTGGAGGCATCGAGTTGACAGTCTACCGCGTAAGCCGTTGATGCGCTCGGCTAGTTCAACAGCTTGGGCGAACGCAACAGCACCACTTAGCATATCTTCGAAATTTACCAGGAGCTCTTCCCGGAATTGGGCGGCGCATGGGATGTCCCTTCGGTTGTCCAAGGCCCATTGTGCAGTTCTCAGGAGGACGCAACGGGCGAATCGCTGTTGCCGGAGCTTTGGAAGATCTTCGATCGCGTGAAGGCCTAGCTCGAGCGACTTTCGGATCGGCCATGTGTGCCTGTCGTTGATGTTCTTCTGGTAGCCGAGATGCCGCCAGTCATCAGCCGGAACGGGTGGATTTCGGAGATTCAGCCGGTCGGGCAGACTTGCTAGCCACCTCTTGACAGTGGCGATGTCCACGTCTCCAAGCGGGGTCGTCTTGACGCGTGAGATAAATATCGCCAGGCTGCTGATGTCCACACCGATCGCGTTTCGACCGAGGGCTCGTGCCTCAACCAACGATGTGCCTCCCCCCACGAAGGGATCGAGAACCGTATCGCCAGGCTGCGTAAAGTGCTCGATGATCGTGCGCGCTAATACGGGGGAAAACCTTGCTGGGTAACGATAGAAGTCGTGGGTGAGCCCCTCTACCGGCGCACGGCATTGGATCGCGTCAAGAAGCTTGCGTTCGCCGGACGCCACGTGCCTCCTCCTTTTGTGGGCCTTTTTTGTGCAGCTTGACCTGGCGATCAACTTCGTCTCGGTCAAAGAGTAAGCGCTTGCCGAGCTTGTGGCCGGAGATGATTCCCTTGCGGGAGAGCTTGTAGAGCGTTGACTTGGGCGTTTTCAAGTACTTGGACAGATCGTCGAGCGTGAGCCAATGCACCACAACGTCAATATTATACGACCGCGGCGACCAACTTCGGCCAGAAAAATGCATGTAACGGCCAAAATCCGACAACATCATACGCTCCCTGCTTCGGCGAAAGTGCCAAGTTGGTGAAGCGCAGAACGCTGGTCTTCCCAAGATTCAAGCGCTGCAACGAAGCGGATGTGCCTCTCGGTAAAGGGGGGATCTCGCTTCAAGCTCAGGTTAAGGAGCCAGTCCTGCAACTCTGGGGCCAGAAGCGTCAGGTTCATGATCTGCGTGACTCGTGCCCGGGTGACGAATCCCAGACGGGCCAGGTCCGCGTAGTCCTTCACCTCGCCACGGTCGATCATCTCCTGGAACTTGATGGCCAGCGCCATCAGGCGGGTGATTCGGGGAATGCGCGGCGGCGCCGGAGCCGCGGTCTTCTTCGGCCTGCCCGCCGCCTGGCGCGCCGGCCACTTGAGCGGGATCTCGTCTTCACAGCGGTCCTTCACTTTGTCGCCTCCTTGCAGAACTCCCGGATGCCGTTCGAGTTGTAGGTGACCTTTACCTTGTCGCCGCGGGCGTCGTAGCCGACGCGCTCGATCAACTGGCGCAGCAGCGCCGCCTGCTGCTGGATCGTCATCGTCTTCCAGACCTCGTCAAACGTCGCCATGCGCTGGCGCACCACCTGTTCATCGAACCTCAGCCGCTCGCCGCGCTCCACTAGGCTGCGGAGTTGCTCCGCTTTAACCTCCCCCGACGATACGATCTCGCGGAGCGCGGCCTCCCGGTCGGGGTCCAGGTTCTTCGCACGCACGAGTTGCGACTTCGCATTCCGCACGCGGACGTTGACCGCCTTCAACTCCTCTCGATGCCGGCCCAGTTCTTCGGCCATCCGCTGCCGTGCGACACGCGCCGTCGCTTCCACCACCTCCGGCGTCATGGCGAACCGCCGGACGCTCTCAATGACCGCCTCCTCAACCACCGGCGCGGACACGGCACGCGTGGTGCACCCGTCACCGTTCCGCTGCACGGTGCGGAGGCAGACGTAGTATCGGTAGCGTCGGTTCTTGCTCGACGAGTAGCTCGGCGACATGGCCGACCCGCAGGATGCGCAGTAGAGGAGGCCGCGCAGCAGCGCTTCCAACTTGGGCCCGTGTTGGCCGCCGGGATTCCGTGTGTTCTCCTTCAGCTTCTGCTGGACCAGGTCGAACGTGTTGTCGTCGACGATCCGGGGGTGGGTCGCGGCTACGATCTCATCGCCGGCGCGGATCCGCGCAGCGTAGAGCGGGTTCGCCAGCATCGTGTAGATGTGGCACTTCCGCATGGGATGGCCGCCGAACGTCTTGCCCTCCTTGGTTGCCCACTCCTTGTTGCGCCAGCCCAGGCCCTCGCATTTCGCCACGATGCCATGGACGGAGTGGCCTTCCAAGTACCACTCGAAGACCTGGCGCACGCGGGCGGCCTCCTCTTCGTTGATCACCAGGTTGCCGTCCTCCAGGTCGTAGCCGAGCGGCAGGTGGCCGCCGGTCCATTTGCCGCGCTTGCGCGCCAGGATCTGCTTGTCGCGCGTGCGTTCGGAGATAATCTCCCGTTCGAACTGCGCGAAGGAAAGCAGGATGTTCAGCGTGAGGCGGCCGAGGGAGGTGGTCGTGTTGAATTGCTGGGTGACCGAGACGAACGTCGCGCCGTGTTTCTCCAGGATCTCCATGATCTTGCCGAAGTCGCGGATGGAGCGGCTGAGGCGGTCCACCTTGTAGACCACGACGCAATCGACCTTCTTGGCCTGGATGTCGGCCAGCAGGCGTCGCAGCGCCGGGCGGTCCATGTTGGCTCCGGTGTAGCCGCCGTCGTCGTACTGGTCCGGCAGCTGCGTCCAGCCTTCGCCAGCTTGGCTGCGGATGTAGGCCTCGCCGGCGTCCCTCTGCGCGTCGAGCGAGTTGAAGTCCTGATTCAGTCCCTCGTCCGTGGATTTCCGCGTATAGATGGCGCAGCGGACCGGCATCGGCACGCCGTTGCCGTTATTCCCGTTCGCCATGCTTTGCTCCTGGCCGGTGGCCCAATCCGTAAAACGCGAAGCCGTTCCAGCGTGTGCCCGTCGCCTCGGTCACCGCGCGGCTCAGTGACGTGTAGATCCTCCCGTTGCACTCGAACCCGCCATCGGGCCGGACGTGGACGATGATGTCTTTGCCCTGGAATCGGCGGATGAGCGGCGTGCCAGGCAGCGGCAACCGTGGATCAAGCGATGGCTTCAGCCGCGCCTCGATCGTCCGCCCGTCGTCGATGGGCTCCCGCAGGAAGTTCTTCGGCGCCCGGATGCGGAGATCGGCGTCATCGGCAATCTCGAGCGCGCGCTGGCGGGCGCGTTCGGAGAGGCCACCCCAAGCGTTCGCCTGGATGCGCCAGGCGATGCGGCGGAACAAGAACTGCTTGTGATTGGATCGGGACTCCTCGCCGAACACCTCGCGGTACTTCTCCTTGAGCTGCGCCGTGGTCAGGTTGCGGAGGCCCTCGATCTCCTCTCGGATTTGGGTTTCTGTCTTCATGGCGTTAACCAGCAGTCACATGAGGGCTCTCTGTCTCCAGCAAGTCAACTTGCCAGTTCGCCGGATCGGGGAAGAGCAGCCGGACGAGTGCGTCGCCGAGGATGGCGGAAACTTCGCGAATGGCTTGATCGAGCGCGGGATCGTGATCGCGCATGAGCGGTCTCCTTGGAAGACCACCCACGACGATCTCCGCTTGGCGGTCGAGCCGGCGTCTGGTGGATGTGATCGGCGCGGCGTTCTGCCGCGTCTGCTAACTATATTCGCCGGGCAGTTTCGGAACGTCCGGCCTGGGGTTGGACAACCCTTGCGATGCTGTTAACCAACTCCTGGTTTCAGTCTGGAGACGGGGAGAAACAGCCTCCGGCAAACGTCGCCGGGGCGCACGGCTGACGGGTTAGGCGGGACTCGGCTCGAAACGGAGAGACGCGGAAGTGCCGAAAACACGGCCAGTTGCGGGGTTGCGGGCGGAGAGAGGCGTTAACGGGTGGGCCGGGATCGTTGCGGGGAAAAGAATTGGCTCAAAATCGCCCTGTCCTGGCCGGCACCCGATGGTTAACAGGCGGTTTTCGCAACCTGTTGATGCGTCGGCACTTGCCAGGGGGTCAGCGGAGCGTCGCCACGGCTTTCCGCGGACGTGTTTGACTTGCCCGCTCGAATTGAAGTCGTTCGAAACGGTCGTACAATGGAGGGGAGAGGAACCGCGGATGACGACCAGAGAGGCGCTACACCATCTCGTCGATCAGTTGCCCGAGGATCAGGTGGACCTGGCGCGGCACTGGCTGGAAGATCTGCGCGACGCCGCCGATGACGACGGGCCGGCGCTGGACGCGGCCGCTCTTGAGTCGCTTGACCGCGGGCTCGCCGATGTTGCCGAGGGCCGGGTCAAGCCGCTTGAGCAGTACGAACGCGAACGCCGTCTGTGAGCTACCGCGTCGTCATCGCACACGAGGCCGAGAAGGTTCTTGACCGGCTCGATCGGCCGATGGAGCATCGCATCCGCACTCGGATCACTCAACTCGCCGAAGACCCGTTTGACCCCAGGCTCTCCGCGCCCCTGACCGAGCGTGCGGGGATCCGCAAGTCGCGTGTCGGCGGCTGGCGGGTTCTGTTCACGGCCGACCGCGAAACGAAAACCCTGTTCGTGCTCACCGTCGATACGCGCGGTCAAGTCTACAAACACTTGTAGCGATCCCGATGGGGCGTGGTATTCCCGCCGCCAACGTCTCCAGGTCGAGGGTGAGCCGCAGACCCTGAGAGTCCGCGTTCCAGATGACTTCCTGAACGACGTTCCTGACCATCTCGCGTTCTCCGTTGGGATCGAGCAGTGGCAGAACCTGGCCGAGCGAGTAGAGGGCAACCACGGCTCGTGCGGGCCGCCCGCGCTTGCGCGGGAAGGCGCGGTCGGGCTCCTTCAGGACAGAACGCACTGTCTCCTCGATGTCGAAGGCGCGGACCTGCGTGCCAGTGCAGATCACGCCGTTAGCATCCGTGGTCCGGCAGCGGAAGTACACGTAACGCCGAGGTCCGTTGGCGGTTGCGCGAATGCTCATCACCCTGCCGCAACGCGCGCAGCGGACCTTCCCGGCGAGGTGCGACCACTCGCGGTGGACACGGCTGCCAGCGGGACTGGTTCGACGCGCCGCGATCACGCCCGCGCAGCGATCGAACAGACCCTTGTCGACGATCGCTTCGTGCGTCCCAGGGCGTGTACCCTCGGCCATTCGGAAGCGGCCGACGTAGACAGGATTGGCGACCATGTCCAGCACCTGCCGCGCTGTCCACGGTCGGCCTCCGCGCGTTTTCCAGCCTTGCTCATTCGCCACGCGAGCAACTTCGCGCGGCAGCACGCCGTCAGCGATCAACCGGTAGATTTCGCGGACAGCCTTCACCTCCGACGCGACCGGCGCCAGCTGCTTCGTCCTCTTGTCGCTCGCGTAGCCGAACGGTGTGACGCCTGCGATGCGCCGGCCACGTGCGACCAACCCGGCCCGTGTGTCCCGGATGCGGCTCGCGATCATGTCGCGCTCGAACTCAGCAAAGGCCGAGAGGATGTTCAGCATGAGCGTGCCCGCGGCGCCTTCCGCCAGTTCCGGCATTGCCGCGATTAACAACTGGACCTTCGTGGCTTTGAACTCTTCGAGCAGTTCCGAACAATCACGGACCCGCCGCGAGAGCCGGTCCAATCGGTGGATCACAACCGCGTTTACCGCTCCGGCCCGTACCAGCGATAACAGACGCTGCAGCGCCGGGCGTTCGATCGTCGCGCCGGAGATCCCTTCGTCATCGAAGCGCTCGCCGGAAACGCGCAGTCCCCTCGACTCCGCGAAGCGCAAGCACATCTCGCGTTGCACCTCGCACGACGTTAGGTCGCCTTCGCTTCGCACCGACTGCCGTGTGTAGACCGCGCACAGCATGCTAACCATCGTAGTGCGGTTTCGGAACGTCCCTCTCGGGGTCGGACAACCATCGCCTTGCCGTTAACCAAAACCTGTTTCTCTGGCGCGGCCCCGGAGAAAACGCGCCACCTGAGTTTCGGAATGCGACCGCTTGGGCCGCCAAGACGGACAACTCCTCGAAACGGAGAGAGGCGGGAAACGCCAACCTGTGCGCAGTGTGCGGGATACGCGGGCACACGACCAGTCAACGAGTTTTGCGGGGAGGAGAAGAAAACAAGAAATTGGCTCCCCGAGACGAACCCTGTTACGAAACGGATTTGGAGAAACGGGTTTTAGGCCGACACCAAGGACTACCAACGGTTTCGACTCCCGTGGAAACGGACTCGCTGTGGTTGTCTATTTGTCAAAGACCAGAGAGCATCTCTAAGTTTACTGGAACCGGCGCTCTCCGAAGCATCTGAGGGCGAACGGGCGTTCGCAGCGGACTGCATCTTTAGTGCTGCTCATCACTTCCGTCCATTCAAACGTCGCGTTGCCATCGTCCAGGCTGTCGGCACGCCGCGGCCAGTTCAACATGACGGTGCCGCCGGATACAGACTGAGTCCAGAACGTGACCTTGCATTGCGGCTTACCCTATTGGCCGCTGGCGCCGGCAGACGGAGAGCCGTCTACCTCCTTCACAGGGCGGCTGCGCAGCAAAAGTACAGAACCGACAATGCCGGCCAGGATCGAGCCCGCCAGAATCCCAAGCTTGCTGAACGTGAGCATCCCTTCGTTGTCAAAGGCGAGCCCCGCGACGAAGATCGACATCGTGAACCCGATACCACCTAACCAGCCAGCCCCGTGAATATGACTCCAGCTGAGGCCGACAGGGAGGGACGCGAGTCTCGACCGAACCGCGAGCCATGAGGCCAAGGTGATTCCGATGGGCTTTCCAATCACGAGACCCAGGATGACGCCCAGCATTACAGGCTGAGACGGGTTCGACGCAAGGCGGCCCTCGAACGCAACCCCCGCGTTCGCCAACGCGAACAGCGGCATGATAACGAATGTCACCCAGGGGTGGAGCCCGTGCTCCAGCCGATGCAGCGGAGGCTGCACTTTCTCGCAGGAGTCCTCGAGCGCTTCAATAGCCGATTGCAGTTCCTCGTCCCGCATCACATTGCTCTGGTTATCGGCAGCTCGCTCAAAGTGGGCCAGAACCGCCCGACTGTGCGACAGGAAATCGGACGGAGCAAGCACCGTACGGGAAGGTATCGTCATCGCCAACACCACGCCAGCAATTGTCACGTGCACACCGGACTGCAGAACTGCGAACCAGAGCACCGCGCCGATGACGGCATAAGGAAGCGGGTGGCGGACGCCCAATCGGTTGGCAAGCACCAAGAGTGCAACGCACACAGCGGCAGTGCCGAGTGCGGCGGCATTGATTTGCGCGGTGTAAAACAGTGCGATCACCAGCACGGCCGCGATGTCGTCCACGATGGCCAGCGCCGTCAGGTACACCTTCAGACTGAGGGGCACTCGATCGCCTAGCAGGGCCATCACGCCAATCACGAATGCAATGTCAGTAGCCATCGGGATGCCCCAACCCGGCGCGCCCGGCCCACCTGCATTGAATGCTGTATAGATGAGGGCTGGGGCAATCACGCCTCCCGCCGCGCCGGCGATGGGCAGCGCAGCCTGTCGCGGCTGGGCCAATTCTCCTACCAGCAGTTCGCGTTTGATCTCCAAACCAACGACAAAGAAGAAAATCGCCATGAGCGCGTCGTTCACCCAGAAATGCAGGTCATGGCTGAGGGTGAAACCGCCGACTCCGACAGTCAAAGGCGTGTGCCATAACGCCGCGTAACTTTGTGCCCACGGCGAGTTGGCCCACACCAATGCCGTCAACGTGCACAGTAGGAGCAAGATCCCGCCGGATGTCTCTCTGGCCGCGAACTCCTGGAAAGGACGGATGAGCCGAACAATCGGCGCCTCCGCGCACGCTTTAAGCTGGTTCGCCATTTGATGTCCTTAACCTATTGAACCAAAAAGACGGAACTGCCCATCTAGGATTTGATTCTGTGCACTCACCGTGTACCATCCCGGCACCGGTGAGCACCCGGCCATGCTGGAATTCCCGCCACCGGTACTCCGGGCTTATCCCAAGGAGACGGTGGTGGCTGAGAAGCTTGAAGCGCTCACAGTGCTCGGCATGCTCAACAGCCGGATAAAGATTACTACGACCTCGCCTTGCTGGCGCGGCTGCATCAGTTTGAGCGGTCCCATGGCTCGCTATTGTTCGTCGCAGCAGACTCGATGCGGGATGGGAGTTGGAGAAGGTTGTGGACCAGGTGCGTCTCTTCGCGTCCGAACCGCTTGCCGCCGCCGCTGACGACCTTTCTCTTGATCTCAACTGGAGGCCGGGAGGAGCGTGGGCATGACCGGCCGGGCGGCGCGGGGCATTGTTCGGCTGGTCCGGAGGTCCCATAATAGAAGCAGGCGTTGGAGTTCGC